TATTGCATAAACTTAACCTTGCCATCATCATCTGACATTTGCCAATGTTTCAACACGTTTTCTTGTTCCTGTGGTGATATGCTACCTAATATTTGACTGAATTGTTGTCTTAATGCTGTGACATCAAGTTCAGGTACTGGAAGACCAAATGCATCTGTTTCTCTTTCTGTGTATTGAGCGCCTGTTGCGTTCTTCATATCACCCATATGTGTTGCACCTTGCATTACTGTACCATCAGGCATTGTATGTGTTTCGCTTCCCTCATCTGTTAAATCCATAAGACCATTAACCTCACCACTGCCTACCATCTCTTTAAATTCGCCTTCTGTAAATTGCGCTCCTAAGTTCCTTTTAGCTGTAGCCATATCTAACAAGCCTTCTTCACGCTCAGAATATTGAGCGCCCATTGCTTTCTTTAAGAATTCTTCTTTTGTCATGCTAATAACCCCTGTTGTTCTGTTATGTCAGTTTTGAGTAATCCTGTCGGTATGTTTTGTAGTTTACCATGCGTTGGTCTAGCAAAACCTGATTTGTTATTAGCTGGAAATTCTTTCTTCATGTTCTCTATCATTAACGGTGTGATTCTAATAGAAAAGTTCTCACTGAATTTGCCATTACCAAGATCAACCTTAATGATTTCAAACTCTCCACCATACTTCTTAGCCATTTTCTTAGCTGCACTAGTTATCTTCTTGTCATAGGTATTAACAAATATTTCTTTTCTCAGTATTTTCTTTTTATAATCTGTAGCTCTACCTTGATTCCATTGATCTAGTATTTGATCTGAGTTTGCCCAAGCTAATGTAGATTTACCATCTTCTACAGCTTTCATAACTTCGTGATTCAATGCAGTCGTATACCATTTGTCACCTTGTATTGGCGCTCTACTTGTATGTGTGTGACTGTCTAAAGCATTACCAGTTTTTCTTAATTCATCTCCATGTGAGCTTATATATTGACCAAGCTCTGTATATTCATCGTAATCTATACCTTCCCAATTTGGAGAGTCAGGGTTCTTTGGGTTGTCATCCCATGTTTTATTCCATTCATCTATTTCTATTTTTGCTTGTTTCTTTCGGTCAGTTGGTGTTGAGGTAAATTGAAATAATTGATACTCATTTGTTTGAGCTAACATTGCTTCTTTATATATTGCTTTTTGTTCTTTTGTTTTAGTTAAACCTTTCCATAATGAATCGCCATTGAAACTTGTAGCCATAGGATTTATCAAGCGTTCTTCAAGTGAGTCACCTAATCCTTTATTTAGGTTATCCCATACGCTTACCATATCTCCTACAGCAGAGCTTTCCATACGGTTAAGATATTTTAATTCGTCTGTTTCTGCTTTAGTTGCACCAAATTGTCTTCTTGACTGTTGGAAGTCTGATTGCAACTCTTCAATAAACTTAACCATGTTAGCATCTGTACCAAACTCTCGTCTATCCGAAGACCTTACGTGTGCAAACAAACCTTTAACACCAGGGTAATGCACTTTGTTTTCATATTGATACGCACCTCGTATTTGATCTTCGTCAGGATTGAGTTGTATTATGTTCTCTTTGTAGTTTTCTCGTGGTGCATCACTGTGTTGTCTGTTAAGTGTAAATTGCTCCCACTTAGTATCACCACCCATTGAATCGCCATCGCCATCAAAGTATTCGTCTATATAACCTCTTTCCATTGCGTGATTTTGGATTGCAGATTGTAAGGCTGGTATATCATATAGATTATCAAATTCATCTAAACCATGACGTAACCCTTCTTCAGGAGTTTCTACAGCATATCCTATGCCTTCATTACCGTATGCTCTGTATTGTTCACCACCTACTTCAATGTCAAATTGAAACTCAGGATCAGTAAGATATAAATCTCTACCCATAAGGCTTGATGCTTCTTCCATATCATATTTCATTTGCTTACTAATCATCAAATCATTAGAGTCATTGAATATGTGTGCTTCTTCTAACATCTTCATATCCCATTCAAGGTTACCAGTACGCACATCATCCATAATGTCAGCTTCTAGCATTGCTATTTTTTGTGTCAATGATTCTTGATTTACTGTTTCATTTCTTAATAGTCCTATAATTTCAGGAGCTACAATTTGATCTTGACTATCAAGTTTTATTCTGTTCTTTAATTCAGCATACAAACCTTTTAATTCCATAGATTTTGTTTCAGGATAAAGCTCAGGGTTAATCTTGTTCATATACACCGTAAACTGTAGATTAGACTCATCCATAGTATCTCTAAAATGTGTGTTAAAGCCTCCCTCGTATGGCTCACCCTCTTGCCTCTTTTCATGTCTTATATTATTAAAAGGGTATTTATTTCTATCACCACCCATAGTTCTACTAATTTCACCATCAGCACTAGGAGCTGTTAAACTGTATGAGCCAATTTCATCAGCGAAAATATCTCTACCATACTCAAAAGCTCTATCTTCACTGTCAGGTGACAATTCCCAATCATTACCCTGTATACCTAGCCAATCGTCAGGCTCATCTACACTATCAAACACCTGATTCCAACCAGACAAACCAGTGTAATTACCTATAGTAACTGCTTCATATCTACTGAGAAAATCTGCTGAAGCATCAGGTATTTCAAAGTTTTGTTCATCTGAAAGGTATCTATCACCACCAAAGGAATCATCGTAGTCAGCACTATCCCCACCTAAAACTGTTGTTCTAAATGTTAGGTCTTGATCTGCAATATGTTCTAACAGTCCTTCTTTAGTTACTTTTTCACCTTGCCCCATGTTATCAACCATAGCAAGTATGCCTAAATCACCTAATTCTGTTTGTGATACACCACGCTTTTCAAACCATCCACGTACTTGTTCTGATGGTAAATCTTTTGGCATGGAGTCTAAGACAGTTTGTTGAGCTTTAGAATAAAAACCTGATTCATCTACTGGTGCTAATTGTCTACCATCGGTAGTTAAGTCTGTATTACCATCTACTTTGCTTAGGTTTGTGTTGCTAACATCTTTCATTGATAAGCCAACTGGAGTTGCACCTACTCTCTTAATAACAGAAAGCATTTTTTCTTTGGTTTCAGGCTTCATTGCTTGTAGTCTTTTAATACCACTTGCACCACCCATCATTATAAATAGCACCTCAGCTGGGTTTTCAAGTGCTGCTTTTCTTACTGCACCTTCTGTTTTAAAGAATTCTATAGTTGAGTCTATGACTGACTGTGCCATTGTTTCATTATCTAGATTGTCAATGTTATCAAAAGGCATAGTAGCAAAGCCTGAGCCTAAATCTATAGCTTCTTTACCATATTTAAGTGGGTTCATTGCAAGATCAATACCAAACTCACCAAGCTCAAACAAATTAGCAGGTAGGTTCTTGACAAATGTTTGTGAGTCTTGTTGCATGTTTGAAAACTGATCAGTTAAACTAGCAATGTTGTTATCTTTAACTGAATTGTTTACGTTTGTAGTATTAATAACGTCAGGAGCGTTTATCTTGTCACCATAAAGACCAATGTTTTTACCAAACTCAAATGGTTTATCTATAAGTAAGCCTGTTACTTTGTCTTGTCTTTCTTGTTCATTGCCTAGTAAACCAGTTATCTCTGAGCCTACAACATCCCATACATTTTTAAGAAAACTACTCATACAACTCCTTTGATGTTTCTTCTGATTGGCTTATCCCATGATTCATTGTATGGTTGATAGCCTACAGCAAGGTAACGAAATGCATCAGCTCCATGTGATGCCCAGTTATGATCAGGTCGCATCCTCCATGTTCCACCTGAGTCATCCCATTTTTTGCTATAGTTTAACAAACAATCAATACCTTTTTCACATTTCTCTTCATCAAAGTAACACTTATCAAGCATTGTCCTAACTAATTGTATGCCATCTTCAATCAATAATTGAGGAGCTATCTCTGTTTTATCAGAGTGAATACCCATTCCTTCTAAGATTTCTAGCCTACTCTTACCTGATCCAAGCTCTCGTACTCTAATGTCATGTGGGAATATGTACTGGTCATAGATATAACCCTTGTCTTGTAAGACCTTTACATAATGGTCAAGACCAACACCTGATGCTTCATAGTAATCAATAAGATGTACTTCAGTTCCTATAAACTGTGCAAACCAAATAGCTGTTGAGTCACCTATGCCAAGATCAAATGCGGCTACTACACCTTTACCACGATCATATCTAACTGTAGCTACACGGTCTTCTTCTCTAGCTCTTCTCATTTCAGCAGTATAGTAACTACCCTCTTGATAGACTTGGAAAGCTCCAAGCCAAATGTGTTCGTATTGATCAGGTCGCTTCTCTTTATCTTCAAGTCTTGTTTGCTCTAACACGTCCGGGAACCACGGGTTGTCAGTAAAATTCATTTCACACATCTTAGCATCTTTAGGTGGATCAGCTCTAAATCTTTCATGTGTAGCGCTGTACTTTGACTCAGGGTTATATGTTACCCATACCTCACTACCTACTTCTCTCACCGAGGGCAGCAGTAAATTCCATGCCTTTCCTGAAACCTGCTCAGCCTCATCTACCCATGCTAATAGTATTCTAGCTTTAGATTTAATTGACTCTAGTGATCGTCTAAGCCCTGCAAATGTATATGTGATGTTGCCATCTCTACTGCGGATGTATTTCTCTCCTATCTCATAATAATCAGCTAAGAAAGGTACTGATAGTATTGCTGACTTAATTTCTTCTAAGGATGAATCATTAAGAGAGTTCATAAACTCACGACCACATAGTATCTGACCTTTAGTTGGTGGCACTGAGTTTCCCCATTGGTAACCTTTAATTGCAGTCATCAGAGCAAAACTGCGTGTCTTGCCACTGCCCCGCCCTCCATATGCTATGCGATAACGTGCTTGACCTTCAAATATAGGAACCAACTTAGGTGGTAACTCAATCTCAGCTTTCACTTCTTAGCTACTAACTCAATAGTTGTTGGCATAGCTTCACCCTTAGTTGTGATGTCTTGATCCATCTTGTCATGGTATCCGTGCTTACCTAAAACTAGCTTAGTAATCGCTGAGTTAAACGTGTTGTTGAGTCCATTCTGCACTAACCAAAAAGACTGAGCATTTAATAATTTCCCTAATATGTCGGAAAACTCCTTGTCATCTTGCTTCGCCCAATCGTATAAAGTATCTCTGTGTAGGTCTAAAACCATAGCTAATCCTTCAATGCTTGGGATCATATGTCCATGCACTTCATAGTTTTTAATATACTCGTAGGCTTCAGCTTCTAACTCTTTAGTCCACTTAGTTGGTCTAGCCATTAGATACCTCGCTAATTAATTCTCTCCAATCATCAGGTAAGTTTAATTTTAATCCAATGTCATTCTCTGCCCAAGCAATGACTTCATCTATAAACACACCCATCTCTTTTGTATTTAACTCTTTACTGGATTTTAACACCACTCTTTGTTTATTCGCAACCACTTCAATTCGTGACTCAAGAAATTCTGACTGACAATGTACCTTTATAGCCTCTTTAGTATTACCAGTTTCTACTCTCACTTGATCTACAATAGCGTGGTACAAATTGTTTTGCCTTGCTGTTCTAGTCATCTTGTTAGGCTTAATACTTATTATTGCTTCGTTACCTTCAGTTTGTTTAAAGAAAGTTCTAGTCATACCTTCAATGATGTCTGCTTTAGGCTTATCTCTTTTAAGTATTCTTGTTAATGTTTCACTCATAAGGACTTCTAGGTGGTGATGGCAACTCTGAATAGTGTTCATCTACAAGTAATGATTTAACTAACTGTCTTTTAGTTCTAGTGATTGCAAACTGAGCCATCTCTTTAATAAAATGTGGCTGGTAGTACGGGTGGTCTAATGTGTCATATACGTGATGACAAGCATGGCAACCGTAAAAACCTATGTCATTGCCATGACTATCTTTAGCTTTAATACCAACTCCTGAAACATTTTCGTGACAGAAGACTACTTTAGAATTGCTTTCTCCTGAATCACAGACATCTAGCTTCATAGTACAGGCTTTCCCCTTAGCAGATCGAGTTATAGCATTAGGCTTCATAATGTATCTCTGTGTTTAACCATAAAATAACATCAGCCACGTTATAAACTGTCTTAACAGTTCCTCCGGCTTTGTCTATACGTTCATGCATATCTTTTTGTACCTTAGTTAAATAACCTTTAGGATGACTAGCAGTGGCTCCTCGTTTAACTTCTAGCCCATAGTACAATCCATCATAGACAATTGTAATATCAGGCACACCACTTTTTGTACCTGTAGATTTAAGTTTGGCTCCCTCTGATTTTGATCTAGCACCACCATTTGGTACTGCCCAATAACAAACTTTACGCAAATCTAAATATTTACATATGGCTTTTTGTATTGCATCTTCTTCAAATTTCATTTTGCTTTGTACATATCTATAATTAAGTTGCATTTCATTTGATCACATAGATTAATAATTTCCTGACACAATCTCTCTTGTATGTCTTTATCATCTATTGCCTCAACTGTTGCTAATACATCTCTAATTGTACGTATTAGTTTCTTTCTTTCGGTGTGATCAAGTTTTTTTGTCATGCTTAATACGTTTTCTAGGTTTAGTTGGCTCTAAATAATTTGATAACCCATAAATCATCCAATGTGTAATAGGTTTATTAGAAGCAATTCTTGAAGTAAAGCCACTTAATGACAATCCTAATAGCTTAGCTGCTTCTTTTTGTGTGATTTCTAGACGTTCAAGCTCTCTAGGTATTGACTCATAGTAAATTGTTTTAGACATAATAAAAAAAAGGTTTATAGAATAGATAGATTATATCAATATTAGTACACAATGATGAATTGGTTTAACCTTGTTTCGCTTTCAGCGACTTACTTCCGTAGAGCAGAGTGATAAATCACTTAGTAGATCAAGAGCTTTTAACTTATCGGGAACAGTTTTGAGTTGGGAGAGTTCAGGCAAATCAATCCCTAACCACTAATAAAAGCAGTTAGAGATTATCATCGGTCTACAGCCTATCGCAGTATCATCCAATGCTTATAACCATCATAGCTATACAAGTTAAGGTTCATCGCTACCGTATGATCGGTACTTAGCCATCTGCAACCCTACGCTAGATTGGAATTACGCACAAGGTGTTCCCATTATATGCGTGGTACATCAATCTAACATCAATCAACAGCTTCTTGAAATACTTGCTAAATCTCTTTTTAGGTGTGAGTGCGAATTAACAGACATATCACCTTCGTATTCCGATGGTTGCCTTCTGTACTGATAAGAGTATAATCTTTCATAGAACGGTGGGGCAAACACCAGTTTAGAAAACCCTTTGGAGCTTATTACTCTGAGGGGTTTTTGCTATCCGATCTCTCAAATAACTCTAAACCAAGACTTAGTATGATACACATACTTTCTATTGCGATCTAAATTATTTACTCCCGAATGTTCTAGGGTATACCAATATTAGTATATAATATCTGTGTCGAGCATAACAAATCGGCACTTTTTAACAACATAATATTGGAGAATTTTATGAGAACATTAGAAAAAATTGAGAAATATACACCTGAATATGACGAGTTAATGAACGCACCTTTAGAGCTTATGCACGGTGTTTATGGCTATGTCGATGAGAATAAATATTCTATCAAAATTCCAAACACGTTAGCTAAAGTCACTATGCACCACATGATGGATGGTGATCAGCCTTCTTACTGTCATAAAGCAGAAAATTATCTACGTGAAAAGGGCATCGAAGCTAACCTAGCTTTAGCTGACTACCCACGCAACGGTGATACTTTAAGATTGTTTTTCGATGAGAAAGAGATTGGTTATGCGGCGCTATTCTTTCTTAAAGACTTAGCAAACAAAAAAGCTAACGGAACAATTTAATTTTAACAGGGGAGCCTAGCTCCCCACTTACTTGGAGAAGTATATGAATACAAATATTAAAATCACTTTAACAGATAGCCAACGCAACCA